GGTTCGCTTGAAGACTGTGCTTGTCACCTGCTTCAGCTTGAGCCTGTGCCTGTAGTCTAAACTGTTTAAGCTTGCGCTTGAGGTCTTCATAATATTTTGGGTGTTTCCACGTGAATGACATAGCGGACCTGGTTGGCTGCCTAGTGTTTGCCGTAGGCAACGTTCGGCGTTCCGCGATCCCAGCAAGCTCGACAGCTTCCGCAGGCGTTGCCTTGCTCAGGTGCGGGACAGGTTCTTGATCCAGGTTCTGTTGTCACCGTCGACGTATGCGGCCACCACGTAGCAGCGGGCTGGTCTATCATGTGACCTGACAACCTAATGATTAAATTTTTAGGAACATCCTCAGGTTGTACGAGTTTTAAAAATCTCGCCTCACGCGTGGGCAACCAGTGCCGGGTCTCTGGTGTGTTCTCGCATACTTTAAAAATATTTTTTAAATGTTCTATACTCTGTATGTCGCCTGAGTCGTGCCACCTGAAGAACTTATGACCCTGAACCAGGACCGTCATTGCTTCCACCCATCGAGGCGAGGCGATCGCCTGAAGGCGACGCTGTAGAGCTGCCTGGACGTTGTTGAATCTGTAACGACCTTTTAAGGCATAGCAACCAGCACAGACAGAACCCGGAACCTTCACGAGCTTAGCCCCTGTAATGCACGCAGCAGCTGGCAGGTTATACGCCGGGCCCGGCATCTTGGACGGCTTACTAAGACCACCCACTATTTTTTGAGCTTGTTTTTTTAACATATTATTCCTTTCGTTGATTCGTTTCAATATCCTATATTTTATGGGCTGTCAATAAAAAAGCGCTTGGCCATCCAGGACCGCTGCGGGCTTGCGCTTGTGCTTGTAGTCTAAAAATAAATAAAAAAAAATAAGTTCCGACATAAAGCGCGTGAGCTCAGTGGCTGCCCAACCCGGTTGCTGTGTGCTTGTGCTTGTAGTCTATTTAAAAATAAAAAAAAATAAGTTCCTGAAGCAGAAGCAAGTGGTGATCCAGGGAGCTTGCTGTGTGTTTCTGCTTGTGCCTGAGGTCTAAACATAAATAAAAAAAATAAAACCCTAGATTAGAATAGCTCTAATCTAGGGTTCTTGTCAGAAAGGTTGTGAATTATTAGGTATGTAGGCGACAAACAGCACATTTTCAGTTTGCTTTCGGGAATTCCTTTACTACACCTATAACATTTATAACAATTAAGTCCCTGAAATAACTCACAATATCCCATATAATAATATTTTATTTTATTACAAGATATGATAGTAATTTAAGACAAATCAATTTTGATTTGTAGAAAGGTAGGACAAATGGCTAGAGTGAAAATGAATAATGAATATCGGACAAAGATAAAAAATCTTGTTCGTCGTTCATTAGACAACGATAGTGCTAATCCAAAAAGAGAGGCATATCTACAACACCTAGAATATACTAAAGAAAATTATCCAATTTTTTTTAGTAAAGCAAAAGCGATTGTTCAAAGGTCATATCCTAAAGAGCATTGTGATACATTAAAGTATTTCAAAAATCTTTATGGTAATCCTTGTGATGTTGTCGCAAAAGATAGTTGCTACTACTTTGCTTATACAGATAATGATATGAGTGAAGAAGAATACCATAACAACGAAGTCAAAAAACATTTTGATTTTCGTTTAAGAGGTAATCTTAATGGTAGCGAGTATGGAACGCAAGACGACTTTGCTTATGCTTATTATCGAGATGAGTTAATAAATGAAGAACTCAATCCTGATATAAACATTGAGCAAGAGGACAATCAAAACAACCCCCATTGGACGAAACATACCGACGCAAATAACAAGTTTGTGAATTCATTAGAAGAAAATTTTAATGACCAATTTACTTGTGATGTTATCGGTACAAGTTATTGTCGTTCAAGGGCGATTGCATGTACTAAAGAGGAATTTCAAGAGATGAATAATTTTATCATCATGAAATCTGATTTAGTAAAATATCATCAAGAATGGCAACGAGGTATTAGAGAGGACATGAAAGATATTGTCGGTGCTTTAAAATCTTATCGTTATCTTGATGAGGGTATTCAACTTGCGAATGATACATTTGAAAGCTTGAGTATTGATAATAGACTTGAAGAAAGTCAAATTATCAGAACGAATAGCACAGGATTGACTTTATATAATCCTGAAAATGTTGCGAGTAGAATAGCAGAAAGAAGAAAGGCGAAACTAACAAGAGAGGAAAAAATCGCCTTATTCAAAGAGCAACAATCTAGTGTTATGAACTAGGTTGAAATAGGGGCAATCTTAATATAAGGTTGCCCCATAACAGAAAGGAAAAAATGAAAAAAATAACAGATGAAGAATTGATTAGTTTTTTTAATAACCTGAAAGAGATTATTCAGGCACAAAAAGAATTAAATCATGTTCTTGCAAAAAGAATAACTAATCTTGAAACAAAAGTTGAGGAACTTGAGAAAATTCCTGATAGCGAAAAACTTTCTCAATATGTTCAACTTGCCCTAACAAAATATGTTATGGGACATGAAAGAAAGAGAGGTTAAATATGTTGTTTAAACGAGGTGATAAATTTACTTTAGTTGTAAAGAATGACACTCACAAAGGCGACCCTAACAAATATACAATGTTGCGTTATGGTATCTTTGACGAAAAGAGTAAATTTCTTGTATCTAAAAATCAATTAACTTTTTTTGATACTACTGCAAAAGAGTATAGAAGAATGAAATTGACAAATATTTTTGGAATTACAAATATTTCAAGAATGGATAGAGAGCAAGAAATTCAAACACCTGATTTTAAGTGTCGTGCAAAAAATTGCAACAATGATCTCTATGGGTGGACAAGTAATATTGATAAAAGATATTGTCAGGATTGCTTATGATACCTTTTGAAATTAAAGTTATTATTCTAGGCGCATTAGTTTTAATGTGCCTAGAGTATTTTAAAAAAAAGAAAGCTGAAAAAAAACGACAAGAAAGGTTGGATAGAATAAAATGGTAAGTGGACATAAAAAAAATGTTTGTCAAAATCCTAAATGTTGCCTGAGCTCTACTAAAGATAGGTACAATAAAAAGCTTGAGGCTTATCAATCAAGGAACGCATATTTTAAGCCTGAGCATGTAACCTCTTATAATTATAGTGATAAAGTGCTTGAGTATTTTTGCACAACAGGTTGTGCGTTTCAATGGTTGCGAGATAACCTGAGCAACATAATTGAAAGGCAACATGCACCTAAAAAGATAACTGAAAAAATAATTAGACAATCACAATAAATTTTAGTAATCTTTTTAAATAACAGAAAGGTATAAAATGAAATGTATAAATATAAATGTTATCTTTACTTATGATAATAAAGATCAAGATACTATTGATCTTTTTATGAGAGAGGACGAGTTTGCTTTTAATTTAAGAAATGAGGTTGCCTTTGTAAAATGGGTTATCAATAAATCATTTTCTCCAAGAGATATTGAAGAAGCAAATGATCTTTTAAAAATATCAATGTGTATTAGACCTGAAAATATATCTAATAAAGAATTTACAAAATGGACAGGCATAAAAGAATTCCTTGCTAGAGGTGGGAAATATTATTTTCAACCTAATCAACGAGATAAGGTTGAGAATTTAATTATTAAGGATACTAATATTGCAAGTGAAACAAAACCTTTTAATAAACTTCTTGCTGATATGAAAAGACTAAAACTTAAAGTTCAAAAAATAAATTAAGTTAAGTTCCTAAATTTTCAGGCGCAAGTTTCACTTGCGCCTGATTTTTTTTGCCTGAATTTTCGACACAATAAAGTATACCTTTAGGTATACTATTTATTTAAAGATAAGAGTCTTTAGACCTTATTATAGAGGTACCAATATAACCTTAAAAATAGTATTGAATAAAAGTATTAAAGGGTTTAAAAACAAAAAGGGATCCTAATATTAGAGTAAAGTCAAGGATTGATACAGTCAGAGATGTTAAAATCGTGACTCAGAATATGACCAAGTCGAAAAAAAATATTATAAAAAATTTTGAGAACCCATCAAATGAAAGGGAGTATCTACTTGCTAAACTTAAGTTAAAGCAAAGAGAAAAGGAGTCCCTGGTCAAAGGTGATTTTTTAGAGTTTGTAAAACACATGTGGCCTGAATTTATAGAAGGGTACCATCATAAAATTATTGCAGAAAAATTTAATAAATTAGCACGAGGCGAAATCAAAAGACTTATTGTCAATATGCCTCCAAGACATACCAAATCAGAATTTGCATCAAACTATTTACCTGCATGGATGATCGGTAAAAATCCTAATTTAAAAATTATTCAAACAACTCACACAGCAGAACTAGCGGTTCGGTTTGGTCGTAAAGCTAAAAACCTAATCGACTCTCCTGAGTACCAAGAAGTTTTTCAAACAAGATTACAAGAAGACTCTAAAGCTGCAGGACGATGGGAAACTGAAGGTGGCGGTGAATACTTTGCAGCAGGTGTTGGCGGTGCGATCACGGGTCATGGTGCA